CTGATCGAAAGCCAAGCTGTCAGCTTAGAGAAAGCTAACTTCATGGCTCACAGGACACGCAAGACGCTCTCAGAGCTTCGAGAGATGGGCTTTAGCGAGGAAAAGCTAGATCGCATAGGCAGCTCACACGAAGATGTAGAGCTAGAGACTGATGCAGAGATACTAGCCCGTTTTGAAGACATCGGAGCTGACAGAGGCCAGAGCACCAGCAAAGGCTACCAAGATCAAGTCCGTACCATCATGGTTTATGAGGCTTACATTAACCTCGACATCGAAGGCACAGGTATCGCCAAGCTACACCGCATCCTAAAGGCTGGCGCAGTGATCCTAGAGATCGAAGAAGCACCACGCATACCTTTTGTGTGCTTCACGCCATTGCCTATTCCTCATGCTTTCTATGGCAGTAACTTTGCTGAAAAGCTGGTAGCTACACAGAACGCTAGGACTATCTTAACACGGTCAATCCTCGATCACTCGATGATCACTAACAACCCACGTTATATGGTTGTCAAAGGTGGCCTGACTAACCCGCGTGAGCTTATCGACAACCGTGTAGGCGGTATTGTTAATGTGAGTAGGGTCGATGCTATCAGCCCAATGCCGCAAGCATCACTGAACCCGTTTGTATTCCAGACACTACAGCTTCTCGATGAGGACAAGGAAGACAACTCAGGTGTCAGTAGACTCAGCCAAGGGTTAAACAAGGATGCTATAAGCCACCAAAATAGTGCTGCTATGGTTGAGCAACTTGCCACCATGTCGCAGCAGCGGCAGAAGATAATCGCACGGAACTTCGCTAATCAGTTTGTGAAGCCTTTGTTCCACATGATCTACATGCTTGTGGTCGAGAATGAAGAACAACAGAAGATCGTAGACTTGTCTGGCGAGTATGTGCAGGTGAACCCATCTGTATGGGACAGCAAGCGTGATGTGATGGTGCAGCTTCACCTCGGATACGGTGAGCAAGAAGCAGAGAGCCAGAAGCATCTAGCTATGCACCAGATGTTCTCACAAGACCCTATCCTCCAGCCTATGTACCAGCAGCAGAACGCTTACGCTCTGGTGAAGGACGTTATGGAGAAGGCAGGTATCTTGAATGTCAGTGATTACCTGACACCACCAGATCAGTTACCGCCACCACAGCCTGACCCTGCTGCTGAAATGCAGATGCAGATGGCACAGAAACAACTTGAACTATCAGAGCGTCAGACTGCTGTAGCCGAAGCAAAGGCACAGGTAGACGCACAGGTAGCCAAGATGAAGATTGAGCTTGAGCAAATGAAAGCTGAAGCCCAACACGCTCTACAGAGCGACAACCAAGACCTCAAAGAACAGCAGTTCAAGTTCAAGCAGTTCATTGACAGTAATGAGCTAGAGATACTTCGCACTGCCGAAGACTTGAGGGGCATAGCATCCCCAACGGGATAAGGAGAGCCAAGTGAATGAAGAAGAGCAAATGATAGTAAAGGGAGAGGCTGCTGAAGTGCTACTAGGCACCGAGGCTTTCACGAACACTATCGACCAGATGGTGCAAGGCACGTTTCAGACTTTTGTAAACTCTAAGCCAGAGCATACAGAGAGCAGGGAACGTGCTTACAGCCACTACAGAGCCTTAGTAGACATCGTTTCGACCTTGCGAGAGCAAGTATCAGTAAAAGACGAAATCATCACTAAGAACGCAGAACGCAACAACAGCAAAGAGGTTGAATAAGCACCATGTCAAACGTGCAAGAAAGCAACAACTTGAATGAGGGATTTCCCCTCGACCCCGAAGAAGCCATCCTAGCTAAGTGGGAGGACGCTGAAGAGCCATCCGAAGACGAAGCAGAGGCACCTCAAGATAGTCCAGAAGAGACTACGGACATTGTTGAGGAAGAAGAGATTACCGAAACTGACGAACCCGATGAGGAAGAAGAAGACCCTGATGAGGATGAAACCGATGATGACAATACTGAAGAAGATGAGTCAGATGACGAAGATGCAGTTGAAGAAACTGTCCTGTCTGATGACACTGAAATCGAGGTTGTGGTCTCAGGTGAAACCCAGAAGGTATCTTTGGCTGATCTTAAACGGCTTGCAGGACAAGAGGCTAGTCTTACTCAAAAGTCTCAGCTCGTTGCTTCCCAGCGCAAAGACGCTGATGCAGCTATCGAAAAGAACCATCTTGTGTTTCAAAAGATGTTGGAAAAAGCTCAAGAACGCTACAAGCCTTATGGTGAAGTGGATATGCTTGTTGCCAGCAAAACTATGGAAACAGAAGACTTCGCACAACTCAGAAAAGAAGCCCAAGAAGCCTTCAACGACTTGAAGTTTCTCAATGAGGAAGCAGATGCTTTTTATAAAGACATCAAAGAACAGCAACAGACCACACAGAAGCAAGCAGCTCAAGAGTGTGTATCTACGCTGAAAGAGAAGTTACCCGATTGGAATAACAAACTCTATGATGACATAAGAAGCTATGCTGTTACCCAAGGTTTACCAGCAGCCGATGTTGACCAGTATGTTGATCCAAACGTGATCATACTGCTTAACAAAGCTCGTCTATATGACGAAGGCAAGAAGGTAGCTTTGGTTAAAAAGAAAAGTGCAGCCACCAAGAAGGTGCTACGAAGTAAACGTACACCAGACAATAAGACTAGCTCGAAGGCGAAAGCTGAGAAGGCTAGGCAAAACATGGTCGCAAACGGTGGTAGGGACTTAGATGATATTGCAGCAGCAATCTTAGGTAACTGGGAGACATAAAAACAAAACTTAGCCAAATAAGAAGGGAAAACCCCCAAGATGGCAATCTACAAGACCTACGAACAGATCGGACTCGCCGAGGACGTATCTAACATCATTAGTGACATCACACCAACTGATACACCAATGTACTCAATGATCAAAACTGAGAAGGTTCATGCGCGACAGTATAGCTACATGACTGACTCACTTGCTGCTGCCGCATCAAACGCACAGCTTGAGGGATTCACTGCATCAGCAGGTACAGCAATCCCAACAGTAATGATCAACGGTAACACCCAAATCCTACAAAAGACTTTCCAAGTATCAGCCACCGCTGATGCTGTAAAAGCCTACGGTAGAGCTAAAGAGACAGCATATCAGTTATCTAAAGCCCTAAAAGAGATCAAGAAAGACGTAGAATTTGCCTTTGTTGGTGCCTCTAACGCTACTGTAGCTGGTAACGCTACAACAGCCCGTGAGATGGACTCAGCCGATCAGTTGATTGGTGCAGCTAACACAACCGCTGGTGGTACAGCCGCACTTACAGAAGCTATGATTACAGCTACTGGTCAGGCTGTTTACAACAACGGTGGTGATGCAACCATTCTTATGGTCAAACCTGCTGACTCACTTATCATTGCTGGTTTCACAGGTGCCGCTGGTCGTACCCGTGAGTTCAATGATGGTAACAAAACACTCACAAATGCCGTGAATTTGTATGTGTCACCCTTTGGTGAGTACCGTGTGACTCTTAACCGCCACCAGATGACTACTCATGCTTTCTTGCTTGATCCGTCAATGTGGCGCACAGCATCACTTCGTCCGTTTGCGCGTACATTACTCGCAAAGACAGGCGACTCAGACACCCATATGGTTGTCGGGGAACTCGGCCTCATGCACAAGAATCCACTAGGATCAGGACAGATTGACGCCCTGACTTAATGGAGTGAGATAGGAGTGAGGGGATCACAGTGGATTCTGCTCTCCTTACCACTGCCCCTCACGCCTTACACCAAGCCCTCAGAGGAAACTCTGGGGGCTTTTCTATTTAAGGAGTTCTTATGAATAAGATTGGTTTAATTGGAGTCCAAAACGACTTCAGTGAAGAGGCTGGCAACCTCGTTAGAACAGACAGCCAACAGATTAGCCAAGGCTTTCTTGACGACCTCAAAGACAAACGGAACCACAGTACGAACCAGCTCGAAGGTGACTTCCAGCATGTAGCTTCGATACCTGTCATCTTTGTCGAGAAGTGGAAGAAGGAAGGCTTTGACATTATGGATGGCTCAGTGCCTTTCAAGGAAATCATCAAGAAGCTGAAAGCAGAAAACCTAGACGGCTTCATGGCAACAGAAAAGAGTATCTGATGGCTTACAGTGGACCTAAGAAGTTTAGCAAGAAAGTCGGCAACAAGACCGTTAGGTATGGTGCCAAAGGGTACAAAGTTAAGTCAGGTACATCTGCTGGTGACAACTACTGCACACGTTCAAACGGTCAAATGAAGAAACACCCAAAAGCAGCCAAGAACCCTAACTCACCATTGAGACTGTCTCGCGCTAAGTGGAAGTGTGTAGGCAACAAAAGCACAAGGAGCAAAACATGACACCGTGCAAAACATGCCCTCATAAGATGAAGTGTCGCAAGGCAGGAAAGTGCCTTGGTAAACATAATAAGACAGTTAAGAAGGTGTATTGATCATGTCACTATATAGAAACATTGATCTAAAGCGAAAGCGTATAGCCGCTGGTTCTGGTGAGAAAATGCGGAAGGCTGGTGCAAAGGGTGCGCCAACAGCAGCGGCGTTTAAGAAAGCTGCAAAGACTGCAAAGCCACCTAAAACTGGAAAGGCATAAGCTATGAACTACGGCGATATCAAGAGTCACTTCAATAACGTGCTCAACAGAAGCGACATAACCGCAGCCCTAACTGAAACATTCATTGACCAAGGTATCGCTCGTATTCAGCGTCAGCTCCGCACTCCTCTTAATGAGAACTTGAGCACATATGTAATTACAAGCCGTACACCCTCAGTGATACTCCCAAATGATTTCTTAGAGATTATATCACTGTACTACGAAGACACTGAGCTTCAACGTATACCCATGTCGAAGTACAGAGCTGTGGCAGTTAGCCCAATCCAAGGAAGTCCGACTACATTCATCCGTCAGCAGCAGAACCTGTTTTTACACCCAGAACCAGCATCAGGTAGTCTAGTTTTGTACTATTATGCTGAGTTTGCGCCGATGGTTCAGAACACAGATGAGAACACACTAGCTGCTGTAGCTCATGACTTAATTATCTACGCTGCCCTGACATATGCCGCTGACTTCTACTTAGATGAACGTGCGCCTTTGTTTGAGACAAAGTACAACCAGTTCCTGTCTGAGATTCAAGAGCAAGCAAACGATCAAGAGATGAACGGTGGTATCCAGTCCATCCAGCCAACGTACACGTTTACTGATTACCAATCGTCTTACAATACGAACTAAGAGGCAAACATGGCAAACAGCAGTTTTTATAAAAACGTAGGCACATCGAGCCAACTACAAGGCTCCGCAAGTGCATCAGCCGCCGCAGCCGCTGCTTCAGAACAAGCTGCGGAAGCTAGTGAGAACGCAGCACAAACCTCAGAAACCAATAGTGCCGCAAGTGCCGCAGCAGCCTTAGTAAGCAAGAACACAGCGGCAAACAGCGCAGCTTCAGTCGGCGCAGACGCAGCAGCGGCGGCAGCTTCTGCTACAGCTTCTGCATCTTCAGCCACAACTGCATCAGGCCACGCGACAAGTACATCTGCCGATTCCACGCAAACTGCTGCTGATAGAGTGCAAACTGGCCTAGACCGGATTGCCACAGCAGCCGATGTAGTCCAAACAGCCGCAGACCGTGTGCAAACTGGCCTCGATGTTACTTCGACAACAAACTCTGCGCTTACAGCTATAGGCGCAAGACAACAAGCCCAAGTCGCTGAGACTAACGCAGCAGCTTCAGCTACATCGTCATCTGCCGATGCCACAGCTACCGCTGCCGATAGAGTGCAAACAGGTTTAGACCGTACCGCTACAAATGCCGATGCCGTTGCTACGGCAGCAGATCGCGTTCAAACTGGACTTGATGTTACAGCAGCCGGAACTAGCGCAACCAACGCAGCTACAAGCGCATCAGCATCTTCAGCATCTCAGGTGGCGGCAGCAGCTTCGGCAGCAGCGGCAGAAAACAGCTATGACCAATTTGACGACAGATATCTTGGGTCACTCACTGGATACGCTACTGCTCAGACTGGCCCTGCGCTAGACAATGACGGAAATGCCTTGGTCAGTGGAACTTTGTTCTTCTCAGCCGATGCAAATGAAATGCGTGTGTACGATGGAACAGGGTGGATTGCAGCTTCTTCGGCTGGGTCAGCCAGCTTAATCAACTACTACTACACAGCTACTTCTGCCCAGACCACATTCAGTGGTTCTGACGACAACAGCAATACACTCAGCTATACCGTAGACAATCTGATTGTCACCAAGAACGGTATCGTGCTTGAGGATGGTACTGACTATACAGCCAATAACGGAACAAGCGTTGTTCTGGCTGTAGCAGCAGCGGTAAACGATGAAATCAATATTGTAGCTTTCAAGTCATTCACTACGGCTGATATGGTTAGTAAAACGAATGGCGGCGCCTTTGTTGGCAACGTAGACTTTGGTACTGGTATTGACGTAACAGGCAACATCACAGTCACAGGCACTGTCGATGGGCGTGACATTGCAGCAGATGGCACAAAGTTAGATGGCACAGCATTGTTGACTGGCGCGACCTTTACTGGCGCAGTTACAGCTACCAGCTTCTCAGGTGATGGCTCTGCCTTAACAGGTATCCCAACCCCAACTCTTACCAGTCTTGGCATTGACAACCACGACCAGCTTACAGTTGCTGCTAACGGTAATGTTAATACTGCCGGAACATATAGCATTGGCGGCACGACAATATTAGCGTCTAACGGCATCTATGTTCCAAAGTTGGCTTCTAACCCAACTGGACTTGGCGCAAGTGACGCTGGGTACACATACTACGACACCACAGATGATGTCATGC